GTGACCTAGGTGTGCCTAAAGAACGGGTTGGGCTCTTGGCGTGGAGTTTCTTCGCGAGGTTTGCGCCGTGCTTGCGGTTGCAATCGAGGTGCGAGATGCCGGCGCCGTCCATGCTGGGGAGCAGGTCGCCTGTCAGGGCTAGGGCTGGTTCATGATCGGCGCTAGCACCCCACTTGCTTGTCCTGGGCAATGTCATGTCGACAGGCATGCCGCACCTGATGCATGTGGGATCACATGTCGCCATGACTTGAGCGACCCATTGGCGGTAACCGGGGCCTCTGCGGTGGTTGCTCATGTCGTCGACCCGGTGACGGTTCCATGGTGGTTAAGTACTAACGGTTCGGGTGACATGGGTGTCACCCCTTGCCTCTAAGGGGGGGTGACATGGGTGTCAGGGGGGGGGTGACACGGGTGTCACCCCCGACGGTGATGCGCTTGCGCCATGTCCACAGGTTTGTCCCCACCTTGTGGACGCCGCATGTGCGCTCGATCCATCCGTCTGCCTCGATCTCTCGTAGGCAACGTTGGACCTGTCGACCTGAGACACCGGCGCGCCTCGACAGGCTGGAGATGGACGGCCAGCACAGGCCGCTGTCAGTGTTGGCGTAGTCGGCGAGGGCGATCGCGACCATGCGCGTGCTCGGCGACCAGTGCGCCGGCGCGAAGTCGAGGACGAGGGCTATCGCTTGGATCATCTGTTCACCTTGCGCCTAAGTCGCTTGCGTTGGGCGTACATGGCCTCGCATTGCTTGCAGCGCCATCGCACGTCAGCCCATCTCATCGAATGGCCACGGATGCATACGCCTTTTATCGCCGATATCGAGCGTTTCTGTCCCCTCAGTGTGGGCAGTTGCTTGTCGATGTTGTGCCGCTCGCATTGCTCGCAGATGTCGAGCACATCGATGGGTTCCTCACATGTCGCGCACCTCACGATGTCACCCACGGGTCGTCTTCGACGGGGCCCTTCGACCTCGAGGCCGGCGGGGTCGCCGACTTGAGCAGCGCGTCAATGATGACCGAGGCTTGAGCCTTGCTGAGTGCGCCAAGGCCCTCGACTGGCAGCTCGAACCCGAGCGACTGCGAGCAGTAGTCGGCTAGGACGGCTTCGTTTATGTGCTGTTTCGACATCGTCGACCGCAGCAGGCCGATTTGTTTCGGGGTCGCCGGTGTGGCGCCTTCCTGCCGGTGGCCTCCCGAGGGTGTCCGGTAGGAGCCCATCTCGGCAGACTTCGCCTGCACCGGGTCGGCCTGTGCTGCCTGTGCCGAGCGGACTTCATTCGCCGAGGCGATGCCTTTGTGGACTGCGATGCCGATACTCGAGCAGGCTCTGCCCCATGCGCTGGTTTCGCCGTTCATGAGTTCCGAGCCCTTCGTGTAGGGCGTGCGTCCCGGGATCGGCTCCCAAGCGTGACCGATGCCAGGTCGTGCGTCCTCAGGCGACCTGTAGGCGTAGGCCTTCACAACGAGCCACTGTTCGCCGTCGCGCATGACGTAGTCCCATTCCGACTGCAGTGAGCCGGTCGGATAGAGCTCGATGAATTGCCTGATGCGTTCTGAGACTTCGACGTAATCCTCACGCGCCATCGTTCTCACCCCAAAGCACCATAGCGAGGTTGGCCGCTTTGATTGTCTGTGAGTGCACGGGTCCCCAGCACGCTGCACACTCCTGCTCGAGCGTGACTGCAAGGGCTCGGGCGCGGTCGCGCTCGTCTCGTAGTGCTGCGCCCTTGTGGGCGAGGCTTGTCGCCATTGCTTGGTATTCCCTCATGATCCCCGTTAGGCGGTTATTGCTGTCCGACAACGTGTTGATGACGCCGAGCAGGTCTGCGACGGTTAGATCAATTTCTTCCTCATTCGGGCGGTTCATTTCGTACATGGTTTCCCCTTCCTGTCTACCTCTATACAGTTTGTTGTCTAGTGGTAGATATCTAGTGCTAGACACGGTTGTGTCTAGCGGTATACGGATTCTGTCTAGTGCTGTGCAAGGTTCCATGACGGAAACCTGTCTAGTGTTGTGCAGTTTGTGTCTAGTGCTAGATATCTAGACGTAGACAATCGCTTGTCTAGGCCTATACATGATCTTGTCTAGTGGTAGACGGCTCCACGGATTCCGTCTTCAGGTAGGCCAGCCTCAGGGATTGCAGTTGGGCGATTACCTCGAGGCGTGCGTCCCATGTGAGCAGCGCAAACTCCCGAGGGCTCGGCAGTCGCTTGGGCGCCCTCACTGCTGATTCCTGACGTACTCGGCGTAGGCCGTGTAAGCCCACTGATACGCGGCCACGCCCTTCAGCCCGTGCTCGTCGCGGGCCTCGATCAGATAGCCCGTGTATGTCGGCTCGGGCTCCTGATGCTGGTGCCTGTAGTGAATGGCGAACGCTGTCGCGCCACCGTGGCCGTTAGCGGCGCACAGTGTGCAGCGCCACGAATACGTCGCTGGTTCTAGCATGGGTACGCCTTCACATATTGGACCCACACTCGGTAGGTCGCCCTCGAGGAGTAGCGGGCCGAATGATGTCCGCGACCTGTGATGTCCCACGGATACCAGGTGCGACCGCCTTGGCTGATCTTGTACGCGATCGCAGCGTTATAGGCCGGATCGAGCAGGCGGATCGGGTCCCACCATGTCGCCCGGGACCATGCTGCCCGATTCCACTGAAACAGGCCGTAGTCGGACGTCGGGCTGATTGCTCGGGCGTGGCCCTTACTTTCGCGCATGACGATCCCGTACGCATAGCGCAGTGCCCGACCTCGGAACCCTGCCGAGTGCAGGACGTTGACGACCGGGTCAGTGCAGGTCGGCGCCAAGTGAACGACCGCAGCTAGTGCTGCCTCGGCGATCATGCGGCATCACCACCCACCGGCTCGAGAACTGTGACAGTGCTTGAGACCCGCGTCCGCCGGTACTCCTGAACTGCACCGGCGTCGAGGCGCCTGAATCCTCCGGGGGTCCGGTAGGACGGCAACTGGCCCTCGTCGGCCATGCGCTGCACGGTGGACTGGCTGAGGTCGAGGACCTCGGCGGCCTGCCGTGTGCTGTAGGTGTTGTTGTCGGTCATTTCTTCCTCTCAATAAGGAAAGGGCCCCCGATTGGGGGCCCTTCCGGTTAGTAGATTCTGCGGACCTCGACCCAAATGCACCCGTCGACGCCGGACTTGAGGAACTCGGCGCCGGCCTCGTCGGCCTCGGCGTAGGTCTCGAAACCGATTGCCGACTTGTCCGGGTAGGAGAGGACGTCCATGCGGACGTGGCCTCGCTTGGTAAGCCGCTTGTAGAAGATGAAGAACATTGCGTTTCCCCTTTCCTAGGCCGGTCCTTGTGACCGACCTAGGACCTACCTTACCAAACTACCCAACCTTGTCAACCTTGTCAGTCGTGTCGGGGGCGCCGAGCCCGTATTGCTTTGTCAGCGGTGTGAGCCATGCGAGGGCGACGGTCGTGAAGGCGCCGAGCAGGCTGGCCGGCAGCGGTTCGAGATGCGTGGGCAATTCGGTGCTTGCCCAGGCGATGAGGGCGCCGATGAGGAGAAGCATGAGATGACGGGCCTCGGGGCTGAGCTTGTCGAGCATCATGTGCCTTCCATGTGGTGACGCAGATGTTCGTCTTGGTTGCGCTCGAGCCGGTCTAGGCGGCTCTCGATCCGTACAAGCAGGTCGTACTGTGATTTACCACCGTTCGGGCGCTGAGCCCTCGTCTGGCCCCGGATGACGAGGGCCACTAGGCCGATCACTGCAACGAGCAGGCCGATGACGGTGGTGAACATCTCGGTCATGGCTTGGGCTTGGCTGCTTTCTTGGCCGGTGCTTTCTTGGCTGGTGCCTTGTCGACCGGCTTGGCCTGCGGCATGTCAAGGATCGGCAGGGGGAAGGGGCGCCCGTCGTGCTTGGCAGGCTCGGCGAAACTGACGTGAATGTGGTGCGCGTGTCCGAGGCTCGGTGCGCTGCGCCAGACCCACCGCTGGTTCGAGTAGGTGCCGGACGCTACCCGGCCCTCATACACGATGTTCTTGATGCGCTTGTCGCCGCTTGTGCGCATGTAGTCGACGAGCTGGTCGGCGAACTGGTGGGCGGGCCAGCCGTCCTCGTCGAGGTCGAGTGCCATGACGTAGCCGGTCTTGTCCGGGTTGTGGTCGGAGATGCGGCGCCGGTGTGCCTGGTCGCCGATCGTGCCGTCACTGGACCGGTCGCGTTTCGGGTATCGCTTGTTGACCTGGTCTCTGAGTGTGACCGCTGCCGCGGCTAGTTTCCAACTCATGGCGCCACCTCGGGTTCCGGTGTCGGCTCAGGTTCCGAAGGTGGCGCAAATACGGTGCCGTCCCACGAATATTTGACACCCGCGTAACACCCACGCGGGTAGGGAGTCGGCTGGTCCACCGGGTAGTGAGTGCGCACATAGTCGAGCGGGTCGCCGCCCCACAGGTTCGCGAGGAACGCTTGCCCCAGCGCTTCGACCTGCTGACCGTCGGGGTCGGTGATAACGGACGTGACAAGGGTGTGCACGTCGACAACGAGGCCGTCCTGAACTTTTGCGAAATGCGCCATTTTTAACCTACTCTCACTATGACCACGCCAGAGCCTCCGGCAAATGCGCTTGTACTGCCTCCAGCGCAACCTGACCCGCCGTTACCGGTGTTTGCTGACCCGACGGTGGTGCCTTGCGCCGCGCCTGCCGCATAGGTGACGCTCGATCCAGTGATGCTGTTTGCCAATCCTGCACCACCGGCGCCACCTAGGACGCCAGCGCCACCAGCGCCACCGCCTCCGCCCCCGGGAGAATCGTCAGCCGTGTTTGACCCACCTCCCGGGTTCCCTTGGGCGAGCGCAGTGGCTGACGCTGCGCCACCGGCGCCACCAGCGCAGCCACCGCCACCGGAACCACCTCCGCCGCCAGCGACTCCAGCGCCGCTGCCACCGAACCCACCGCCGATGGCGGTGACTGATGCAATACCAGACAGGACACCGGGGCTGCCGTTGGTCGCGAACCCTCCTGTGCCTCCAGCGCCGCCCGCGCCGACCTTTACGGTGTGGGTAGCAGCGCTTAACCAAAAGGATGCAATAGGCACCAACCCACCGGCGCCTCCCGAACCGCCTCCACGCGTACCTGACCCGGCGCCCGTGCCACCACCACCACCACCAGCGACGACCAGCAAGGTGACTAGGCCAGCGGTGCCTACGACGATGGTGCCGTCGCCGGTGTACTTGTACACGGTCGCGGCGCCATCCGTGGTGATCGTCGGTGACCCGGTAGTGCTGCTCACCACTGCTGCAGCACTACCACCGGAAAAAGGTATGAACGTCCAAGTGTTCGTGCCGGTCTTCGTGAGCACGGCGCCCTTGTACTGGGCAAGGGTAAGCGGTGTTCCGTTGATCGTGACCCCTACGGCCCCGGCGACGGTCACGAGTCCGGCGCCCTGATTGAGCAGGCGCAGCTGCGTCCCGGCGGGCCATGGCACCGTCGCCTCGAGGGGCAGGGTGACGGCGACGGGGGACGCGTTCGACAGGGTGACCAATTTCGTAAAATCGGCCGCAGCCAATGTGTAAGTGGTGCCGGTCTGCGCGTTCTGCACGAGCGCTAGGTCAGCCTTGAATCCGTCGATGTACTGCGCTATTTCGAGCGACTTGGCCGGGTAGGCGCTTACTAGGTCGCTGCTGATGACGTACGGGGTTGCCATGCTCTTATCCTCTCACTTAGGCGACCAGGTCGGCCGGTATGACGACGTTGTACCAACGCACGGACAGATCGACCCCGGACCACAGCAGCGCCGGGTCGACCTCGTTCCACCTGACGACCTGGTAGCTGAATCTTGGATCGGACAGCGACAGGAACAGGCGGTGCTGTCCCGGTGTGTATGTCTCCGACCATCCCTCGACGATGCCGATGTAGTCCTCAATCGGTGACGGCTGCGGCGTGTTGTCCAAGTCGATCTTGCTGCCTGAAATGACCTGCAGCAGCTGCGACCGGACAGGGTCGGTTATTTCCTCCATCAGCACCTCGAGCGACTGCATGGCATATCGCGGCTCGGACTGGGTACGGATGATGTCCGAGGCGCGTGCCTGCGCGTCCGTCGCGTAGTGCAGTTGCGTGGACAGTGTGAATGCGCGCCGCCCGTGGGTCAGGATCGATGCCGGGTCGCTGTCCGTCTCGGTCTGGTTCTGCGCCGTCTTGTAGACGACGGTGACGTCGTTCAGGATGGTCTGGGACGTGTTCCGCCACACCGGTGACCAGGTCACTGCATTGGCGGGCAGTTCGATGGTGGCGGGGGCAGTGTCGACCCGGTCGTACACGTCCGCCCATATCGTGTTGATGTCCGCCCAAGTGTCGAGGACGTCGATGTCGAGCCATGTCGCCGGGTTGTAGCCAAACCCACGCCGGCTGTACGACTCCCACAGGATCGCGCCGTCGGGCAGGTCGCACAGGGTGCCGCCCGTCTCCGTGCCGAGGGCCGTGAGCAGGTCAAGGGCGGAGTATCCGCCGTCCAGTGCGTCGAGCGGCTCCTGTGTCATGAGGGGGTCGGAGTTGTTGGCGTAGGTAAGGCCCGCATCGGTGAGGATGTTCTCAACCCGGTCGTTGAGCAATTCCCTCGGGTATCCGCCTGCGCCGACGAATGCCAGCCCAAGGCGCGAGAGGTTGCCGATCATCGTGACGTCTAGGCGGGCGACGTAGCTAAGTGCGGGCACTCCGACGCTCGGCCCGTTGGGGTTGAAGTCGTGGGTCAGGCTGGTGTCGGTTACCCGGCCGGTGAAACGCGCCTCGCCGTAGGCCTCGATTTCGACCACGTCGGATATGGCGACCGGTATCGATGTAAACCCGAACAGCGTCATCGACGCGTCTGAGGGTGCCGGGGATGCTGTGATGTCGTTGCGGCCGTGGGACACGCTCACCCGGTACTCGACCCCGTCAAGGTCGAGTGCCGTGCCGTTCACGTAAATAGTCGGATTCATCCCAGCACCGGAGTCGGTACTGGCACGCCCATGCTGTAACCGGCGCGTGCGTTGCTGTTGCCGATGAGCCGCTGAAGTGCCTGGGCGATCTGCTGCTCGGACACCGTGACCTGCTGCGCTGCGATCTCGGCGGCCCGCTCGGCTGCGTCTGCTGTCTTGGCTGCGTTCGCTGCCCGGACGGCGTCGGCAACCGCCTCGGCGATCTCGGCCTTGATGTTCACCCCGATGCCCTTGCCAACGTTCTTGCCGATCGCCTTCAACCGTGCCTGTTCCTTGGTCAATTGCTCGATGGTGCCGTCGACGAAGTCCTCAGCGGAGTCGATGCCAGCCGTGAGGAACTCGGGGACCATGGCCTGAGCGGTCGTGTTGGCTACGGCGACGACATCGACCAGGCGATCGCTGAATGTCTGCACAAGGCCCTTGTCGAGCATCTCCTGAGCAAGGGCCCCGCCCGCTGCCGGGCCGAGGGATGCCAATTGGTCAATCAGCATCTGGTCCGCGCCCTGCGCCTTGATCGACGAAAGGACGTTGCCGAACCATTCAGCCTCGGCTATCTGCCGGTCAAACGCGTCGAGCGTCGTGATGCCGAGGTCGGTGCCCGTCTGCTGCGCCGCGCCGAGGTCAATTCCGCCCAGCAACTGTGACGCGAGCGTCGTCGAGTAGTCCCGAGCGGCCTGCGTCGCGGCCTCAAGGTCGGTGACCTGGCTGTCAAGCGTGCCTTGTAGTTTCTCGACGACGCCGCGTTGCAGGTCGAACGCTGTCGTCAGTAGGCCGGTCTCCTTGTTGAGGGCGTTTGTCGAGCCGGTGGTCGCCTCGACTTTCCTGCCGTAGTCGACGAGTACTCCGCCATACGCAGCCGTTGCCTTGCCAGCCTGAATGGCTGACCCGACGGTGCCGGACAGCACCTTGCTGAGTTCGCCAGCAGTCAGGGCGGCCGAGCCGAACTCGCCCCCGCCGATATCGATAAAGTCGTTGCCTTGTGCGTCATCGAGTGCGATGAACCCGGCGACGATGTCGTAGACGTCCTCCAGGAACCGTCCGACCCCGGGGATACCGCCAATCGCGCCCTTGAACTGGTCGGTGGCCTCGAACGTGTTGCGAAGGTGCTTAATCAAGCCGTCCCATGAGGGCTCGTCAGCCATTGCGATAGCACCGTCGACCACGTTCGCCGACTCGGACGCAAACTTGGCAAGCCCAACGGCAGCCTTGGACGCCGTTACCCCGAGGTCCCTCATGGCGGGCTCGAGGTCCTTCATGGCGTCCATGAGGTCATTGGTGCCCTGCGTCGTGTTGTCGAGGCTGCTAAGGAACCCGGCGCCGAATGACTCCTGCAGTTCGCCGAACCCAACGGCCAGCCGGTTCAGTTGCCCCTGATAGGTGTCTGCGGCGGTCTGGGCCTGCCCTGAGAACGTGCGCGACAGTTGCTCGGTGATAAGCCGCATGTCTCCGGTCGCAAGCGTTGCCTTGTCGAGTCCCGCACCGAGCCTGCCTAGGCCAGTCGTGTTGCCGTCGTACGCCTTGCCAAGTGCCTGCACTATGGAGTCGAGGGACTTGCCGGTTCCGGCGGATACGTCCATTGCCAGTTTCAGCGCGTCGGTTGCGCCTGCCGTATTGCCGATCGAGCGGACGAGCCGGTCGAACGCGGGCCGTAGTGCGTCGTCAGCCACTCCCGTCTGGCGCTGCATTGCGTCGATCATTGCCTCGACCGGCGCCGTCTCGTGCGCGAGCCCGAGGTTGTCGAGCGTCGTTGCCAGTTTTGCGGCTGCGGCCTCATCCTCGACGAATGCCTTGACGCCCTCGACCCCAAAGGCGACCGCTGCGACCCCGGCAGCTGCGGCCGCGCCGATCAATGCCGGGCCCAGCATCCTCGTCAGGTTGTTGCTGAGGCCGTCGACCCCGCGCCCGAATCGGCCTAGGTCGTTCTCGGCGTCGCGTAGCTGCGGGCTGAATCGCTTGAGGTCGGCCGCCAGATAGACGGTCAGCGTGCGGCTCATAGTGTCGACCTATTCCACTTCGTGACGATGAGGTCGACGGCCTGTCCCCACTCGTTGATCGCTTGTGCCTGGTATGGCCTTCGCTTGCTCATCCAGCTGGTCCCGTTGCCGAACGGCGCCCACTTTAACCCGGGCCAAGGTTCGCGCGTTTCCTCTTTGGTGCCCATGAAGGCCGGATAGCGGACCATGTTGGTCGAGGCGCCGCCACGGTATGCGCGCCGGTCCTTGCCAACGTTCAACGCGGGCAGGCGATCCGAGCGGGCACGGATCGAGTCGGCCAACTTGGGTCCCCAGTTGCCGGCCGTGAGCGCCGCCGCCTTCCATGACGGGACCATGTGCCGGTTTGCGATGTCGACGGACGCCTTCCGCAGTTCCTTCGTGGCCTCTTTGGGCAGTGCCCGAAAGTCCTTGAGGAGCGCGCCAAGCCCGTCAATCCGCAACTCGACCTGCTTAGCCACTCTGCAGCTCCTCAACAATCGTTGCCAGCATCCTGGGCTCGTATGCGATCACCTCGGCCACTGGCCTGCCGGTACGCAATGCGACCTGAACGATCAGACGGCGTGGGTCGCCGTCTTCGTAGGGCCCACATGCTCGCGTCGCTCGACAATGACCTTGTGATCCCGGCCCCATTTCTTGATGACCTTCAGGTCAAGTGGCTCGGGGTCGACGAGTGCGCAGAACGCGGACAGCAGGTCGAGCCCTGCCGGGTACGCCGTGACCTTCGCCTTGTCGCACAGGTCCCGGTAGTCGACGACGTAAACCGTGAGCACCGGCACCTCGACGGGGTCACTGGCCCCGTCGAGGTACACGTTTAGGACATCCCACACTAGGAGATCGCCAGCTCGCCGGTGAGCGATGCCGTGGCGGTCGCGACGCCGGTAGCGTCGTATGCGACCTCGACGGACTCGACGTACATGGCAGCACCGACCCACGCCGTGTTGGTGCCGTCGTCGATGGTGACGGCGAGCGACGTGCCTGCGGTCGCGGCATTCTCGAGCGCGTTGTACATGCCCGAGTCACCGTCGAACAGGAACGTGACGGCGAGCGCGCTGATGAGGTCGGTCTGCGTGAACGCGTTGCCGCCGCCGAGCGTGCGCGTGCGCGTGATGGTGCTCGTCTGGGTGATGGTGCCTGAGGTGACCTGGGCGCTGTATGCGGTCGAGGCCACCTGCACGGTGAACTCCGACCCGGCAATGCTGACGACTGGCATTTCTACTCCTTCATAGAGGCTGTGAGGCGGATATCAACTGTGATGACTGACCCTTGGGCGCCGATGTCGACGAGTGTCGGGGGTCCGATGTCGGTGACGACTGCGTACTTGGGCAGGGCGCCGAGGATCGTGTCGATGGCGTCCTCGGCGTCGAGCTGCGCGGCGCTGTTCTTGCGCGGGTTGACGACGATGACCAGGCGCCACTGTGTCCGGTACGACAGGCGCCCGAGTCGCTCGGGGACGACCCACGGGGAGTCGGCCATGATGACGATGCTCGGGGGGATCGGCACGGGCGGGGTCGACGTGTACACCTTGTATCCGAGGCCTGTAACGGCTGCCGTGATCGCTAGGCGGGCCTCGGTCGTGAGGGCTGTCATCCGACCATGCTCTCGACTCGGATGTATGGCGCGATGAGGGCGGCCCGGCTCTTCAACAGGATCGAATTGAGCCTGTAGG